AATTGTTACTACTGAGTATAACTCATTTTGGCGGCATCCCTTCGAGTTTTAGGAGATTGTTTCGAATCATCTTCCTACCCATCTCCACCAGTCCATCAAACTCCCGCTCGTGAAGATTGATGCGATGGTACTTCCTCAGGATGCGCTTCAGGTCCATGAATGGCACATGGAAGGTGTATGCCCATTTTCGCCTTTCTGTAGCGCTCTGGTGCAACCGGGAGTCGTTCCCACGCCCTTTGCACAAGCAGGGCATCGCTGACATCCACCGGAGGAGGTCCGTCGTGCCGTTCGATAGGCACGTCGTCGTCCTTCTCATCGTCCGGCACAGCTTCCATGAAGGCACACAGCGGAGAGCGTCCCTGTCTCTTCGGGTCTTGGTTCCAACGCCCCCAGTTGAGCAGGCGATCTTCGAGAATCTTTTCTTCAGCGTTCATTCGTTTTCCTTGCTCCAGGCGTTTCTGCAGTCCGCGCAACACCATCTCTTCACCATCTTCCCCGCCTTGACATCAGTCGCGCTCACTCGTTCAATCGCCCTTCCGCAGAAAAGGCACATTGTCACAAGCATCGGGCTCGGTCCCTCGGGCTTCCTCTCCTCAATCGCCGCGCGCATGATCCACTCATCGCTTCTGGCGGCTCGGTCTGCATCATCCATGCTTCACCTCGTCAATAAAAACCTTTACACCCGGCTCGGGTCCGTACGCCTTTCTGGTCCGACTGTCGATCACCTGCGAGTCGTCCTCAAAAACGATCCCGTTCATGCCGTCCAGGATCGCCTTCTGCACGTTGTCAAGGTCCGGCTTTGAGACGTGATGCTCGACACCTTGCAGAGCCGCCAGACGGCGTTTTTTCGACCACGATGCGGGTACAGGGAACACAGCGAGAATGTCAACGCGCACTGCGTTCGGTTTTTCGATCTTTCTCTTGCCGATCATGGCTTCCCTTGCTCTTGCCGTCACCAGAGCTTCGTATTGACGCGTCTTGGCCGGTGTGAACGTATGCCCAGTGCGCGTGAAGCGCGGGCGTCCTTTGGGGACTGGAGCCCCCTCAATCGTGAAACCAATCATTTTTCCTTTCTCCTCAGTCCGTCGTAATAGCCTTGAATGAAGGCTGCTCTCTTTTTGGGATTCATTCGAGCCGTGAGGCTCTGGTATTTCGCCATCGACTCACCACGCAATGCGGCAGATCGTCCGAGGCGATATTCGTCACTTTCTTTCATGGCCCCTTCTTTTTTCATTCATTCCAGTCATCTCCTTCGAATACCCAAGCCACGTACATCGCGAAGAGCAACACCAGGCCAATCAAACACTCAATCGCATCCATTCCTCCTCCTTTCTAGGTCCCCCGTGAGAAGATTGAGGTTGTCTCCCCAGACAAACCATCAACCACCTCACGGAGGGAATCATGGATTTAGGTCTTTTCTTGTCCTTAGTCGGCGCAATAGCCGGCTCAGTTGCCGCCATTACAGGCGTATTGGTTTTAATGACACTTCAACCCCCATTCATACAAAACGCTTCTGTCAGTAAACATGGAAAGGTTCTGTGTTTGACCCTTTTCGTTTCTAGCAACCTCCCGAACTGCCACGTGACGACCGTTCGCGTCAAAGGGATGCGGCTTTTGAAAATCAGTTCACACATGGACGTTCTTCTATGGAAAGGTCAGATACCTTTCGAAAGATTTTCAAAGTCCGCAGACATTGACGTTCTGTTGCCGCCGTCGTGCGCGCCTTGCTCCATGTCCTTTTCTCTCCTGCCTGACTCCGATACGCCACCGTCAGTAGAGTTGACGCTCGGTTGGAGATGGCGATTCTTCAAGCGCAGAATCTCTTCCCACATAGCCCTCTGATTTCGATTGAGCATCCAGATGGTCACGGCCAAACAAACGACGCCCACGCTGTTGCCGATACAGCCGACCGACAAAAGGATCACGGTCCAGTCCATCAGATTTCCTCCTGTTGAATAGACTTAGCGTCTTCGCGCTGGAGCCGTGCGACAAAGGCATCGTGCTTCATGAGCGCACGTTCTTTCGTTGCGCTGGTGGCGCGGCGATGTGGGGCGTTGCAGTGCTCGAGGTGAAGTAGCAGCGTCGTCTCGTATCGGTCGAGCTTGCGTTCAACGAAGACCGGGTCCGTGCGCACGATCCAGTGGCGGCTGCGGGCGTCGATATACTCGGTGCGCTTGCAGTTGCGTCCGGTGAACTCATCGAGGATCATCAAAGCCTCCTTTCTGGCTTAACCATGCTCGACTCCACCAGGCCGATCAGAATCTGGTCGATCTCTTCACGAAGCCTGTGCGTCGTGTCTGCCACTTGCCCGATGTCAGGGAACTTGCCCGAGACGGTTCCTCTCAGGGCTTCCTCGAGTTGATCGAGGCTCTTGCGAGCGGCGACAATGCCCTCACCGGCCTTAGTCAAGGCCTTGTTTCTTTCATTAATCCGTTCTGCTGTCAAAAATGTTTTCATACGACCTCCCTGATTTGTCATTCACCTGCCCGCATTGCCAAACCTTTTGCAAACATGCTCCCCTTCCAGTCATAAGCGAAATATCTCCTAACGCACGTGTCATAGACATAAAGATTCCCTTTCACGACAAGGAGATCGGCTTTTGGGACTTCGCTAAGCCTATTAATGGGACTCACCTCTGCATGACTCAGTGCCCTCAGTGCGGCGCATACTGTCTTCTTGAATATGGAGAACTCGTTTGGCCGAAGCCCGTCGGCATTCCTGCATCCGAACACATGCCAGAAGCCGTCAAGAAGCCATATAGCGAAGCTCAAAAAGTTCTTCACGACTCGCCTTGGGCGGCATGCATCTTGTTGCGCATTGCTCTCGAACGCCTTTGCGAATACCTTGGAGGAACCGGGTCGAACCTTTTCAAGCGCATTGAAAGCTTGAGCCTCAACGCAAGCGAACAGGCGATATGGGACGCGATTCGTAAAGCTGGCAATGCTGCCGCTCACGAAAACGCAGATCGTTTGTTTGAGTACAAGGACGACATGAAACCGAACATTGCAATCACGCTTTCGAAGTTTGTGAACCTGATTGTTGAATCTCATGTTGCGAGTCGTGTTGAAGCGCAGGAGATCCTCAAGATGCTTGAGAATGGCTGACATCAGATCACCTCCTCGATTGTCATGATTCGCTTGCGCTGGCTCTCACCTTTGAAGTAGAGAAAGACGCTCGAGCCATAGATGCGATTAAAGATGCGTTCGCCCAACTTCGCCTTGAGCGTGTTGGGATTGCTTTCCTTTGTGTCGGGCTTTACGTCAGGCAGAAGGTTCGTGACGTAGATAGTCGGAAGGTGCTTGCTGTAGCGCACGTCCAGCAGGGACATCAGTTGTGACTCCTCGAAAGCTGAACCGTTCTGAACGCCGATCTCATCGATGACGAGGAGCGGTGCCTTTACGAGGGCGTCATAGTCTGCCGTGTCGGCCTTGAAGGCATCTGCCTTGCGAATGGCGCGGAGCACGTCCCACATCGGCACGTAGAGCCCCTGCACCTTGCCGAGAAGCTCCTGCAGAATCGCGCATGCCATCATCGTCTTGCCGGTGCCGCACTGGCCGTAGAGGCAGAAGCCGACGCCCTTTGGAGCGATCTTCTCGAAGTGGTCGACGTAGAGCCGGGCCTGACGAAGCGCCTCATGGAGCTGAGCATTCGTCTCACGGAAGCCCTTGAGCGTCTTGCCTACGAACTCATCAGGAATGCGTGCGCGGCGCAAAGCGGTAGCGTGAGCTTCATTCTTTGCGTCTTCGGTGCGCTTGCGTTCCAGGGCTTCGGCTTCGTCATGCTTGCGCTTCTGCTCAGCGATGAACTCAGGCGAGTTCCTGCGCTCCTCTTCGCACTTGGGACACTTGCTTGTGTGGACAATCCGACCAGAGACGATTGCCTGCTCCGCGATGTACTTCCCGTGCTTTGGGCATGTCACCTCAACCGGTCGAGAAAACGTTCCCTTCAAATCCATTAAAAACTCCCGTCTCCGTAGTAGGCTTCATCAAAGATGAGCGGCTTGTTGTTGCGTGGTGTGTATGACTGGCTCTGCGGCCTGCTCTTGGCGAACTCTTCTGCTTTCGTCGCCCACGTTCTCCAGGCGGCCAGCCAGTTGCTGAACCGGTTGTCTTTGGAAAGGTGGAAGTTGACGAACTTGGTGAACTCCGTCTGAGCGTTGATGCTTGGATGCTTTGCTTGTGCGTACTCAAGGTATTCAGGCGGGATAGAGTCGTCAGGCGAGAATGGGCAGCTTGTCTTTGGCTTGGCTCTTGTCGCCTTTGGCTTTTCGACCTTTTTACCGTCGTTGGTAAGATGGTCGGTTTCCCACGGCGCTTGCGCGGGCAAGCTCTCTGATTGAGTAATTGACTGAGTATCTGACTGAGTATTGATAGAGTAGTGTCCCGTTTTCGGTACGACTGTCGTCCCGTTTTCGGCACTACCGTTTTCGGTCCATCTGTCAACGTGGAGCAGGTACTCATTGGAGTTCGTGCTAACGCGCTTGCGCACTGTGATCAAACCTCTATCCGCAAGGCGCGAAATCACGGCAAAGACGGTCTTTCGGTTCAGTACCGTAAGGCCGCAAATGCTCTCGACAGACGGAAAGCAGTTCCGTCCGTTGTCGTCGGCTTTAGAAGCAAGAGCAAGTAGAACGAGCCGGTCGGCCGACTTGTCGACCTCGACGTTCCATGCCAGCGCGGATAGCTTGAAGCTCATAGCTACTCCTCACAAACTCTGCGGGTCAGCTTGTTCAAGTCAGAAGCCTTCGCTCCAGTGATACGAGCGAACTCCTCGACATACTCGGGACTCACAGAATTTGAAACGCACCAGTTGCGAACCGTCTGGCGCGTGACGCCGAGCTGTTCGGCAATTTCCTTTTGTGCTCCACGCTTCAATCCTTTGCGAAGCGCGTAACGCTCGAGCGCGATGAACACCGTTGTGTCGCGCATGACTCCTCCATTCGAACGGGTAAATCTACTTTACCGTATATTACCACAGGAAGGACAATCTAACTTACCATGCCTACGTTAAATCCTCTTTTACAATGGTCTTTCACTACGGAGGAGTTATGTCAGCAGTTAGCGAAAGAATTGGCGCTCTCGTGAAGTCTTCCGGGCTTTCGAATCGAGAGCTTGCAAGACGCCTCGGTACAACTCACGTCACCATCTCGAACTGGCTAAACGGGGCGTCTGAACCGAACGAGTCTGGTCTCGAAAAGCTATGCGAATTTTTCGAGGTTACGCCTGCCTACATAAAGTACGGGGACGGTAACGCCCCCATAGGTCAGACGATCATCTCCGATGACGTCGTCTCCATTCCGCTCATCAACGCGGAGGTTTCATGCGGACAAGGCTTCCTTAACGACAGTGAGCTCGTCTTGATTCGTTTCGTGCGCGTCTCAATTGAGCTAATTCGCCGATACTGCCCGACCGCGAATCTTCGTTCGCTGCAGATCATGACGGCCTTTGGCGATTCTATGGAGCCCACTCTTAGTGAAGGCGATTCTGTCATCGTTGACGTGTCGGAGAGGACCGTGCGACGCGATGGCATGTACGTAGTCCGCATCGGAGACGGCCTATTCGTCAAGCGCGTACAGATCATCCCCAAGGGGCTCCGCCTCCTTTCAGACAACGAGTTCTACAAGCCTATCGACACCACCGAAGAGGACATCTCCATCGTTGGCCGCGCCTACGTCGGCCTATGTTTAAAGCGCCTCTAACCCCACCCCATCCACCACAAGAGCCGGGCCTACGCCCGGCTTTTTTCCATCCCCGTTTCGCCAGTTTTTGACATAGGTTAAACCCGCCTTTCCAAATCCCTACAGATTCATTTACCACGCACTTTCCACTCTTACCGTTCTATGGTAAACTCACTTTAACGTTACGGAAAGCATTGCTGTCCACAACACTCTCGGTGCGCTCACGTAGCGTGTCGGGGACCGCCTGAGAAGCGGCTGCGCCGTTGGCTAGAAGGGTCTAGCGACGCGCAGTACAGCTCAGACCGGTAGTCGCAAAGGTCGCGCATGAAAAGTACGCAGGACGGCTGGAGGGTATCTTCCAGTGCGGTTGGGTTGGGGACCACCTGAAAACGACGCAAGCTCGCCCCACGAGCTAGATCGAGAACAGCTGAAACGAAGCAGAGGGCAAAGCCCCGAGCGGCCAGAGCGCAGACGATGCGCAACCGCGTCTCGATTGAAAGCCGATTCAAGCGCCCTTGCCTCTTTTTTCAACGAATACCGAGTCCTCGACTGGTGAGGACGCTTGAACCAGCTTTCATAGGAGATCCAAATGGACAAACGTATCCAGCTTCAAAGTGACGACATCAAACGTCTCGAGAAGCGCTATTTCGAAGACGGCCACGCGAGAACTCTGATTTACCGCATCGACGACATGGCCGACTTGATTTTTGCAAACCGAGCCTTGCGCTGCGACATCCACACCATGCGCTCACTCATTCGCCAGTTCAGCGAAGATGCAAACGCATGGCTGGATCAGGTTTGCGAGATGAGCGGTACGCCCTTAGACGAACGCTATCTGGAGATGATTGAGATCGCCAAGAGCCACAAGGAAGACATAGTCCATCACTTGGGTGATCGCATAGACATCTGCGTGAATGGGCAAGTCTACCTCGGGACCCTTTTAGCGCCGAACGTCGTGATCGTCAGGCGATATGAGCCGGGAAGTACTCGCTTAATGTCTTCGCGTCACGACGAGCCTGACGAAGCGCAGACTCAGCAGCCTTTTCAAAAGCAGGCACCTGAACATCCTGCATCTTGATGACGGCGCCAGTCAGATTCCAGAGAGCCTCACAGATTTCTTCCTCTGACGAGGTGCTCGAAATCTTGCCTGACGAAAGAAGTACAGCCCTAGCGACTTTCACGAAGGCGGCATCGGACAGAAGCTCGGAACGCTTCCGCTCAATGACGAGCATTTTGTAAGTGTCATCGTTTTCAAAATTCACTTTTCACCTCCTGGTGTTGGTTAACGAATTGCCAAACATGACGAGCCTGGCAACTCCAATGATCGCACCGGGAGGTGACCCACACAAGCCCCGGCAACAGGGCTTCTTCGCAAGCACGTTCGGCACTGAGAGTGCTTACGAAGACAACTGGAGACAGCATGCAAAAAATCAAAGACTTTGAGACCTTCGCCGCTGGGTACTTCCTCGGGCTCGGCATCAAGAAGCCGACCGCCGAAGACATCTGCCGGCTCAGCGTTGATTGCAGAGCGTTCGCCGCTGCGCTCAGCTTCTACATGTTCACAGACCCCTATGTACTGTCGAAAGTGCGCACGCCTGACAAGTACGAGGCGGTCGCGAAGAACATCCGGTGCTTCATAGAGGCACTTCCTTGACGACTTTGAGGGCAAACGGCATGACGCAGATATGTGCCGATCTGGCGGCTCACAAGGCCAGATCCCAAAGCCGGTCAGAGGCTTTTGCGTTCACCCCGGCTCCCTCGACCCTTTCAACAGAAGGCATTCACGTGCCGCCGGCCACTGCGGCGTGGCATCTCCTAGGGCGGCATCTGAATGCCTTTTTTCATTTTTCGGAGGCGTCATGAAGCGCTTTATTACTTACCTCGACGGTCTCGCACGTCGCACCTACTTCGGCACGGACGGCACGGAGCCAGTCCGCTCTGGCGTACTCGGGTACTTCATCGAGGGCCTCGAAGGACTGATCGGGTTCTTCGGCCTGGTGATCTTGCCGGCCATGGCGGCTGCCACCCTCTACCGCTGGATTTTTGATTAAGGAGAACGATATGGCTTGGAACTACCCCGACGGCTGCGGCCCCGACGACTACGAAAAGTGGTGCGGCCCCGACCCTGACGAAGAAGACGAGGATGAGGACGAAGAAAGTTACGACGAAGATGACGAAGGCGAAGACGAAGGCGAGGTGCTCGAATGAGCTTCTCAGACCCGGTTCGAATCATCGACCACATCCCCCAGAATTTCGACATGAAACGAATTACTCGAAAGCGACCGCTACAGCAGCGCAAGCTCGCAAAGGCTCAGTCGGCGAAAGCTGCTGAGCCTTCTTCTTTTGAACCGCCTTGCGAACAAGTCTCGGCCATTTGGAAGGCAGTCGCCTTCATCGGTTCGTTGGCAATCGTGTTCGCGGCATTGATAACGGGAGGCTGGGAACGATGAAAACCATCAAAGACATCGCAATTGATCTCAACAGCACCGGCGCAATACCGAACATGGCCGACGCCAGAACGTACATGAAGGAGAACTTCCCAAGCGCCGTACTGACGTACTTCTCGGACAACCGCTCAGACAACTGCCTTCTCCGCGTTCTACCCAAGCAGCTCGAGGCATACGACTTTCACCGGTCCTTCCAAATCTCGATCGAGATTCACTCGTGTAGCTTGCGAACGATCGAGCATGCGGCATGGCTCATCTACCACGACTGGCTTGAGATCGCACAGATCAAGAAGCCTGACGACTTTACAAACGACGTTCCGTTCTAAGGAGAACATCGAATGACAGCAATCAGCACCGCGGCCATGAGCCGCACCGAATGGCTCAAAGAGCGAACCAAAGGCATCGGCGGCTCCGACGTCGCAACGGTCCTCGGCCTCAATCCCTACAAGACGCCGCTCGAACTCTGGGAAGAGAAGACGGGCAAGACGGCCGGCAAGGAAGCAGGTCAGGCTGCTTACTGGGGAACGGTCCTTGAAGACGTCGTTGCAAAGGAGTTCAGCCAACGCACCGGCATGAAAATCCAGAAGGTCAACTTCATGCTCTCCAAGGGTGAAGACGACTGGATGCGCGGCAACATCGACCGAGCAATCATCAACCCGGACATCGCGGGCCGCGTTTCCGTTCTCAAGCCGGAGAAAGCAGCCGAAGCCGGACGCCTTCTCTCTACGAACATCGGCCTCGAATGCAAGACCGCAAATAGCTTCATGGTTGACCAGTGGGGCGACTCTCAGGAAGCCGAAATCGTCGCAGGCAAGGTGGTGACGGATCACAAGATACCGCTGTACTACGAGACTCAGATCCAGTGGTACATGGCAGTGACTGGCATCGAGACCTTCTACGTCGCAGTGCTCATCGGAGGTCAGGACTTTCGCATGTATGAAGTCAAGCGTGACGAGGACGTCATCGACGCCATCGTCTCCAAGTGCAGAGACTTCTGGGAAAACCACGTGCTCAAGAACATCCCGCCGGCACCGGTAAACGTCGATGACATCAAGAAGATGTACTCGCGCGACAACGGCGAGATGGCCGAAGCCACGAACGAGCAGGCTATCGACATTGGCGAACTCCGAAACCTGAAGGAGCAGATCAAGGCGCTCAAGGAGCAGGAAGAAGCCGTCGCCTCGCGCCTGATCATGGCCATCGGTGAGAAGACGGGCCTCACGCTCGGCGGCAAAAAAGCCGTCACCTACAAGGCCATGAGCACCACGCGCTTCAGCTCTACAGACTTCAAGAAGTCCCACCCCGACCTGTATCAGGCCTTCGCAAAAACCACCAGCACCCGCGTCCTCCGACTCGCTTAACCCATAAGGAACAAACACTATGTCTACTACCGACACTCTCAAACAGCAGATCGCTCCCGCCGCCACTCAGCAGCCTGCCGCCGTAGCCGAACGACAGAACCGCCCGGCAACGCTCATCGACGTCGTCCGCTCTACGGGCTTCCAGAAGCAGATGTCTCTCGCAATGCCGAAGAGCATGACGCCCGATCGTCTGACCCGCATCGTCATGACCGAATGCCGCAAGACCCCGGCGCTCCTCAAGTGTGCCCCTGAAAGCTTCTACGGTGCAGTCCTCCAGTGCGCGGCCCTCGGCCTCGAACCGGGCTCCGCTCTCGGGCATTGCTACCTGCTGCCCTTCGGCAACGGCAAGGACCGCTCCGGCCGCCCGAACGCACAGCTCATCATCGGCTATCGCGGCATGATCGACCTCGCCCGCCGCTCCGGGCAGATCATCAGCTTGCAGGCTTGGACGGTGCACGCACAGGACACTTTCAACTACCAGCTCGGCCTCGATCCCGACATTCAGCATGTGCCAGCATCGACCGCAGACCGAGGTCCTGTCACTCATGTCTACGCAGTCGCCAAGCTCAAGGGAGGCGGCATCCAGTTCGAAGTGATGAGCCGCGCAGAGATCGAGAAAGTGCGCTCCACGTCAAAGGCCGGCAACTCCGGCCCGTGGGCAAGTCACTGGGATGAAATGGCAAAGAAGACCGTCATCCGCCGCCTCTTCAAATATCTGCCGGTCAGCATCGAGGCCGTCCGCGCAGTCGAGATCGACGAGAAGACCGACCGTGGCGAAGCTACTACCGACCAGGACTTCCTCGATGCCGAGTTCATCGAAAAGGGTGACTTCAACGACGCGCCGCAGATCGAAGCGGCATCCGAAGAACCCGCTGAATAACCCCTAAAAATTCCCCGACCGAGAGACCGGATCATCTATCACCGGCGCTTCACCCTCACGGTCGGGGAACTGTGAATCAGGATGACAAATGAAATACAGACTGAAAGACCGCGAGCTTCAGGAGAAGCTCGACGAGATCAGCGACGGGGACTTCTCCCGTCAAGTTGAGCTCAACAATGGTCGCCTCGGTTCCGAACTCGAGTACAAAAAACAGATAATTCTATGGTTCGGTAGCGTACCGCTTCATGCGTTAGAGATAACGCCTGCCATGCTTGAACCGGTTAAGGAGGACGAGGAATGACAGAAACCGAAATTGTCGTGCAAGACATCCGCCGAGAACTCCGGTGGTCTTATCGCGATCAATCGACCTCAAATCTCCGCGCACTCGCAAACCGACTCATCGATCACCAGGACACGGCCAGCATCGCAGACGCAGTAAAGAAGTACACGGCAGTGCTCTCCGCCGCGAGGCAGAGCGCAAACCCTGCCGCCCTTGAGCGCGTGAAGCTCTCCGCGTACATGCTCACTAACGCGCTGCGCGCCTGGGAGGCGGCACGATGAAAGCCATGACCACGCTCGAGAGCATCCGCCTTTACCTATCCGCTTTGTGGCATACGATCATCTGGCCAAAGACCACGCTTGGGCAAGCCGTCGTAGGCTACATCATCTTCTACTTTGTCCTTTTGTGGGAAGCGCAAACCTTCGCCGAAGGAATCGCCTTTGGAGCATGGAGCATCCTGGTCATTCAGGCTTGTCATTCATGGGCCAAAAGGGCCATCAAATGGTGGGACGCACACAGTTGGTACAGGATCCGGCTCACGGTCACGAGCCATCGTGGCATGAAAAGCTTCATGATCACCGTGCCGCCAGACTTCCCCAAAGACGAAGAGACGCGTCATCGGTTGTGGCGCGGGATCTACTAGGCAACATCGTAAAATAGGAAAGCCCCCGTGCTGTGCAATGCTCCGGGGGCTTGATTAACCGTTATGATGAGGTATGTATGGATAATAGCCAAAACAACGACGAACAAGCAACCCTCCCGAACTTCGACGCGATCCGCCATCTGGACGATGACGGCAGGGAGTACTGGTTTGCGCGCGAGCTTTACCCGCTCTTGGGATATAGCCGTTGGCAAAGATTTCAGGCGGTTATCGAAAAGGCAAAGACCGCATGTAAGTCTTTGAAAATCAACGACTCTGACCATTTTACCAACCTTGGTAAAATGGTCGACCTCGGTAGCGGCTCG